GGAAAAATGGGTAGTGCTATTACATATGCCAGAAGATATATGTTGCTTGCTGCCTATGGATTAGGTCAAGCTGATGATGAAGCTGATGCATTTAGCCAGAAATGTGCTGATGCAGATAATACTGGTAAGGCTAAAAAAACTAGCAAACCAAAGTTTCAGGTATCAACAACAAAACCACCAAAGGGTCAAGAAAAAATATCTGAAGAAGCGTTTACACAATTGCGTGCTGAATTAAATTCAAGGCCTGATAAAAAACAAATAATGGATAGCTTTAAAAACAAATTCTATCCATCAGTTGACAAGCTATTAGCTAATCACATTGAATTAACAATCCACGAGGATTTTCTTCGTGAACAAATGACAAAATCTACGGAGCAAAAGTAAATGTCTGAAACACCAAAATCAAAATTTTCTATGTGGTTTAACTGCCAATCAGAAAACGAACAACATAAATATTGGTCGGTATCTGAAATAACAGTTGATGAGATTTTAAAACTCTACGATTATGCTATGGACGAAAAAAATCTTATAAAAGATTATAAAGGCAATAATGCTGTAAAGATACGAGCAAAAATGTTTCCTGCACAATCACAAACAGGCAATTCATATATGAAAATGGTTGTATCTGATTATCAAAAGCAAGAACAAAATCAAGAAGAATTTTAACAAAAGAATCAAAAATAATGAATCAAGTACGACAACAATTATTACCTTATTGCCTTACTAAAGTAAATGATCACATTGGTGGCTGGATTTTACTTAATAGAGAATACAAACCACTAGGCTGGAATAATAAAGAACACGCTAAATATGAAGATGTTCCAAAAAATGCAAGAATTAAAAAATTAACTATTACACAAAAAAAATTTTATAGTTGGAATAAAGAAATTAAAGAAAATAGTAATTTTGTTTATCTTTATTATGATGGCAATATTCCTACATCTTCAAAAGAAAACTGGCAAAAATATAGTAAAAAACTTGAAAAATTATCAAACTTAAAAACTTTTCATAATTTATAAATATTGAGAGGCAAAAAATTATGCTAAACCTGCAAAAAAGTTCCAAACTTGATGACCCAAAAAATGTTCCTCAATTCAGAAATTTTTTTAGACAACAACTTTTTAAAATTTCTAAAACTGAACCTTTTAAACAAAAACAACACTTGTATTCTGCACCTGCAGGATATATGCCATGGAAAGATTTATTAAGTCATTTATTGTATTTTGAAGGTTCTTTATCTGCAACATTACACAGTGGAATAAATGAACTTAAATGTGATGCTGAAGCAGGTCTAGCAGCTAGTTATGCTCTTTATAACGATTCACCAGTGAGAAATATTTCAAAAAATCTTGGTGAAGCTTTTTTAAAAACTTCTACTAATGGCATTATAAAGCCACCGATAGCTTTAGAACATTTTATTATTAATCTTCCAGATAATTTGCTATTTGATGAATGGCAATATCCCTTGAAAGCATTACTAGTTATGACAGAAACGTCTTTTAGATCAGCTTGTGCAAGATATGGGATGAACCTTGCATTTGATGAAAACTCAACTGATATAAATGGTTGGGAAGGACTTTGGATAGTAGGCTTTTGTGATTATGGATCTGCACTTGTTGATACAACAAGGTGGAATGATTTACAGCATTCAGAACCAGACTTAAATCCATATTGCATTGCTGGTTACAAATCAGAAACTCATGCTGCCTGTTCAAAAATGCGACAAGTTGCTGTACATTCATTATTAACAATGGCCTACAGGCCAGAATTAATATCTGAATCAAAGCCTACTTTTTTTTCTTCAGGATATAATTTCAATGCTCTTAGAAAACATAAACAAGCAAGAAACAATGTATGGATTGGAGAGGGATTTATAAGTAAAACAAGAAAAAGGTCAAAATCAGATGATAATGAAGGTTCACCAATAGCTTCTCATTGGAGAAGAGGTCATTGGCACACATATCTAGTTGGTGCTAAAAAAACAAAACAATCTTTAAAATGGATTGAACCTATCCATGTTAATTCGAATATATCATTATGAAGAAAAATTTTAAAAACTTACCAAAAGAAGATATTGGTATTGCTAAATCAAAACTTCCACATGAGGTAAGAGTATTTTTAGATCATTTAGAATGTGGTCTTGATTGTTTTGACGAAGATTTTCTTGATTATCAACCATACATCATGACTCATAATGAGCATGGTGTAGGTTTACTTTTTTCTCAGTTATCAAAAAAGAAATTTAAACAGTCAGATATGGCAGATTCTTCTTTAATAGTTTCAAAAAAGGGAGTGCATTTACAAAAAGAAAAAATATTATTTTTCAGTAATGAACAACCCCCAACAAAATTAGCTTTGCTTGTATTATCAGCAATGATTATGCAAGAACCATTAGATTTTGATTGGCTACATTGTGATTAATTACCTAATAAACCAAACCTTTTCTTTTTATGCATTTCATCTTCCATTTCAAGTATTCTGACTAACGCATGAGTTAATACATAATCGTGATTTACATTCTGTCTAAGCAATTTTATTGTATAATTTTTTAAAACTTCTATATCAGTACAGGCAATAATATCTCTTATTTTAACCTCAGTAGCTAATTTTTTTTCTACTGGAATTGGTTCAATTAATACTGATATAAAACTTTTATCCATAATTAATTAGGAAAAAGTTGCTTTTCTAAAATATCAACTGCACGATCATCAAGTGTGTTAGTCGTTTGTTTACAAATAGCTCTTAATAAATCAACAACAAGTCGTTTTACAGTTGTTGTTGTTAGGAATGTCATTAAGATTGGCTTTAGAATTTTAATCATAATTTATTGTGTTACTTCCCAAACATAACAGTTTTTGTTACATTTGGCATATGCTGTCTAAAATAAGCAGTGGTCAGCAGCTTACTCCTCACACACTAGGCAGCTTTTTTTTTATATGGAAGATCAAGAACCAAGCAAAGTTGAAACCATTGTAAAAGTTTGCGTACTTTTGTGGTCTGCAACACTCCTCAGCCTGTCTTATTACGAACCACCTTCAGGTAAAAAAATCGTTGATTTTGATCCGACTTTTATTGCAAGTATTTTTTCAGCGTCTACTGCATCACTAGGCTTTCAGATAAAAAAGAAAAAAGATACTATAGTAGATAATAAAAATAATAAAGCAGGTACTAAATGAAAAAGCTAATTCCTCTCTTATTTATGTTTGCAAGCCCAACTGCTGTATTAGCTGACATAACTCACTCAATCCAATCGGTAGCCTCAGTAAGCACAGTTGCAGCTTCAGCCACTTCGGAGCGTATTGCGTCTTCTATCAGTGTTGCTGGTACAAACGTCACACCAAAAGCTAATACAGTAGCAGGTCAGATAGGTTCTCTTGATTTAGCCGATGCTGGTATTACTAATGGTGTTCCTACTGTTGATTACGACACTAGCTTTAATGTAGTAAATACTGGCGATGCTTTCTCCGCAAGTGAAACTTATATTGAAGCCGATGCCATTCCAAGCCTACTATCTGCCACAGTAACAAATGGGGTGGTTCCATCACTGCCCCTCCTTGGAAAAAACACAGTAACATCTGGTGGTGATGTTGGTTCTGTAGCTATTACTTTAGATAGTGGACAAGCTTTAACTGTTGATTTAACTGATATGGGTGCTGGTACAACTGCAACACTTCAGTCCACTATCACTCTTGGCCTTGATTAATGAAATGGTTTTTATGCCTGTTTCTTACAATACCTAGTGCGTATGCTGGAAGTATTACTCCAAGATTTACAACAGGTCAGATGGAATCATCTAGTCGTAGCGTATCTACGATCCAAGAAACTATTGTTACTGAAAACTATAGGACAGGTTTCAGCTATACAGTACAAGGCCATAATATCAAAACAGATTCTTATATCTCACCTGATGCAACATACACAACAAGCCAAAATACAGGCAATGGAGCAGTTAATTTTCAATGGGTGACACCAGAATTAACAAGCAAGCCCCAATGGACCATCGTATCGGAAGGCTCAGATTTCAGTCTGGTCGAAAATTTCCTTGCTCCCGGATTAGATGCAGTTTCCGTAATAAATCGAACTCAAACTATAGAAACCCAAACAACTTCCTTAAGTATCTTTTCCCAATAAGTTTACTTTTTACAAGTCCTGTATATGCTAGTAATACAATATCTAGTCCTTCAGCCAGTAGTAGCGGTACAGTCATTAATAACGGTTATCAAACGATAAATGGAAACTTTCCTACTCATAGATTTTCAAACGGAATACAATGTCAACTTCCTACTTTGGCTATCACTCCCTTTATCACTAAAGGAAAGAACTTTTCCTTACCAAGAAGTACAATCTCTCGAACCAATATTTATGACACTGCAAAAGACAGTGATACAGGCCAGTTGCTTAACCCCGGCCATATTTTATATGTTGCAGAACAGGAACGATTAGATCAGACAGTATATAATCTAAATTATGGAATCACAGCTAGTTTTCAAATACCACTTGGGGGTGGAGGATTTAACAAAGAATGTTTACAAGCAGCCCAGACTTATAGGAAATACCAAGAGTTTATGCTCGATGCTAAAAAACTAGAGGTAAATTTAAATCGTTTAAAAATATGTGCTGAACAATTAAAACTTGGTGTTAAGTATGTAGGAGATGATGCTATTAGTTGTAGAAATGTTGTATTAACAACTGTACCTAATCAGGTTTTACCTCATCAACATTCTTTGACTTCTGAAAACGAGTAAGAATCTTTTTAAAGACTGTCTTACTTAAACCTTTTAATAGTGCCAAAATAGCTGGACTACTCGCAGCCAGCAAAGAAATAGTAACGACATTAAGAGCAGCACTAGGTGTAGGTAATACCGATTTAACGAAAGTGACTTCTTCAAGAATAGGTACGCAATCTACCCCATTATTAGCACGTTTATAATCAATAATCCTTGATGTTCTTAAATCTGATGTAAACGAGCCTACAGGCAATACTCGTGATAAATCTGGACAAGGTGGAGGTTCTATAGTTTTTACCTTTTTTTTGGGTGGTGGAATAGTAGGAGGTTTGTATATTGCTTGTTGTTCTGATTGCGTAGGAGTTACAGTTTTAATAAGTTTGCTTGGATCGTATTCTATTGGATTAAACGAAGGCATCTCTCCTTCTGGGCAGGTTATATATGCGTTTCTATCGTTGTATAAGATACTAGGATTTTTTGTTATCTCTAAATCTCTGTGATATAAATTGCATCCGGGTATATTCCCTGTTAAAACGTGTTCTATTGATAACGGTGTTTCGGGTATATCTATCTTTGGTATTTTTATCTGAGGTATTTTTATTTCACTCATCTTTATCTACATTTCCTATAGATATAGACCAGCCATCTTCTCCAAACTTTCCAACTTCTTTTATCTTAGGTTTTATCATTTTTGCATCCATATCATCATGGTATTTTTTTATCTCATCATCTAATTCAAGTTGTAGTTTTTTTATTCTTAGCCAAGACACAAATTTATCAATGTAATATTTTACTAATTTTTTAAAAAATCCAAAAATCATTTAATGATTGGCATTGATGGGCCAGTAACTTTTGGTAAACCCTGATCTAATACTTTAGGCATCATTCCAGATACATTATCAAGAATCTGATTCATAACCTTTGTCTTGAACTGTTCTGATGTTACATATTTATATCCAAAGTATGCTCCACCACTCATTGAGGCTACCATTACAAATGAGATGATACTCAAAACATTAGCTATTTTTTGGAACATGATAAAAGACGCGATAACAAAAGCAATTAGTCATACATTAATTATATCTTGTCTGCTTATTATTCCAACAATTGCTCCAATGTACCTAATTATGTCTTATATGACTACGAAGGCACACCAGAAAATTTAGTAGGTGCTTTTGATTCTGTTATCTGTGCTGCAATATCTGTTTCAATAGCAGTTACTCGATCAGCACCAAGAGAAGCTTTAGTCCAAGCAATTAAATCATCATTTGTGACAGAAGCCAAAGCAATAAATGAACCAGCATCAGCATCAGCAAGCGTTACAGAGCCGTAAGAAGAACCTGTATGATTAACACCACTTACTGTTTCACTATCACTAGCACGCCAGTGAATAGTGTTAATAACATCCGCTAAAGAACCAACAACTTTATCTCCTTCATATGAAGAAATTGTCCAAGTAACAGCCATAATAATAAGTATTTAGTTATATATTACTTTGATTCTACAGGTTGTACAACTTCACTAAGTTTCTCTAATTGTTTCAATGCTCCCTGATCTTCTATTATTGGTTGCATTAGTTGGCTTTTTTCTTGAACTTTTTGATCTATTTCTTTTTGAAGCATTTGTGCTTTTGCAAGATTTAAATCAAGACGAGTTTTTGTTTCGTCATAAAGTTCCTGTGGTGTTGTCATAAAACTTATGTAATTTAACTAATTTTACTAAGCAGCTTCTAATGCTGCAACTTTTGCCTCTAACTCCTGTATTGCTTTCATTAGATACACAACCATTCCAGAAGGATTAAATAAATATTTATCAGTCTCAGGACTTTTTGGATAAGCCTCTGGAAAATCTGCTACTAAATCTTGTGCAATATACCCTTTATGTTTTGCATCTGTATCTTCTTCATATAAATATTGAAATTTTTGTGGATTTAAATTTTTAAAAGATGTCAAAACTGTATCAGTCCAATTTTCAAAATTTTTCTTAAGTGTTCTATCTGATGTTCCACTGTTATATGCTGTTGCAGTACTGGTACAAGTGACAGTACCAACACTTGTTAGGGCGGGTCCATCCATAAAGTTAATAGCAGTTGTACTACTTCCAGCACCATCTATTCGGCAACCAAGTCCAAGAACCTGACCACCTCTTTCAACTAGTCCTAATACAAATGCTTCACTTGAAGTTGATGCAATTTTAGCCATTGCAGAATCTGAAGCTCCGGTGCTTTC